AAATCCAAACTTTTCACATACCTCTTGTGCTTTTAGTGAGTCGTAAGTAGGATTATCTTTTATATGAAAAGAATATCCATGTACTTTTAAACCGAGACGGTTAGAAGTAAAAAGGCAAGTGTTGCTGTCAACGCCGCCAGATAAGAGAATAGCAACTTCAGTTTCATTTTGTCTCTCCTTTGTTATTATTGTTTCTAGTAATTTGTGTATCATGCAAAAAAGTCCTCTAATGTTCCTTGTGTTCCATAAGTTCTATCAACATGCCATCCAATTTTTTCAATAATAAAATTAAGTGGTTCAATAAATGATTTCTCAAACTGTAATTCATAATCAACTTTAAAATCAAGTTGTTTAGGAAGACTTGTAATAAATGATATAGACGATGATTGATATATGTTTGGAAGTTTTAAATATAAGAATTTAATCTTGTCACCTTCTTGTATTAGAGGGTAGTACCTACTTAGTTTATTTTTATTTATTAGATGATTGTAAAGTATTCCACCTTTGACATGTATCGGAGCACCTTTCTTAAAAAGTGTATGAGACTCAGACCATTTACTCAAACCATTGACACTTCTAGGATATGCGATCTCCTCTGGTGGAAGTGTAAGAAACTCCTCACGAAAATTTTGTATAAATGTATTCAAATCTTTTTCATTGCCAGACATCATAATTCTTAATGCCTCTTTAATTTTCTTACGACAAGGTGCAGGTGTTGATGACTTAACTGCTTCTATTCCCATGATCTTTAATGTTGGTTCTTTGTATCTAACACCTTCAATATCATGTGCATTTAAAATATATCTCTTCTTTGCAGTCCAAATACCTTTATCTGCAATCACCTCTCTTTTCATTTGCATCTTTTGTTCAAACGCATTTAGATAGTCTGCAAGTTCTTGATAAGACTTGTCAATAAAAGGTTCAATTTTTTCTTTTGCAATCTTATCTAAAAAGTCAATAGGATTTTTTGGTTTTAGTTTTTTAATTAATTCATCAAATGTTATGTAAACTGAATCAGTGTCAGACGCAAGAACATAATCTTTATCTTTAGTTTTTAATAAATTGTTCATGTATTCGTTTATCTTTTTTTCAATCCAACGAATAGATAGTTGACCAGAAGTAGTTATTGCCTCTGCCATAGTGTGTGAGTAATATCTAAACCAATTGTTTCCTATGGCACCATATGCTGAGTTCAGTGCAATCTTTTTTGCCATCTGTATATTATTAAATTTAGAAACTAACTTTTCATACTTTTTATCTCTAGTATTTTCTAGAGTTTGTTTTGCATCAAGTAAAGCCTTTTTATATCTTACTCTGTCGTCATACATCTTTTGCATCATCTCAGGTAAGAAACCTTTCTTATCAGTCCTAAACAAAGCACCATTAGGTGTCATCGTTGTATTTTTTAAAACAGATGTATCAATTTTTTTATCTAACAGTTTATCAACTGACATATTAGGAACTGTCTTTTCACTTTTCATAGTTTCTGGTGATATATTATATTGCATTATCAAGTGTGGATATAATGAGTTTAGATCAAATGAAAGAACCCATTCATGCATACCCGTTTGTGGATCTTTTACATACGCACCTTCATACTTCTCAGATTTCTCTCTGTCAATCTTTTGTGGCACAACTATACCTTTATCCATTAGATAATTGTGTATTAGAATATCCCAATACTTAACTGAACCTAAAACATCTGTATAGTTTACTTTTGCTTCATATGCCATAGTCAAACATAAATCAATCAGTTTCATTTTCTCTTCAAGTTTATCAACTATCTCAACGTCTGTAATATTGTAATCAATAAAAGATTGAAAATCATTTGTGTACCAATCTCTAAATGTGTCATAAGGATTTCCGTCTTTTCTTTCACCAAGTTCAACAAATGCAATATGATCTAAACGATATGACTCTTGATTTGTGTATGTAAACTTTCTATACAAATCAAAGTAATCTAAGGCAGCGATACCTTGTATATCATAAACTTGATGTGTGCGACCCATAGAGTAGATTGTCTTTGATGATACAGAACCCCAAGGTGATAATTTTTTTAGATCATCCTCACCACAAAGTTTTTTGATACGATTGCAAAGATAAGGTATGTCAAAAAATTCTGTATTCCAACCAGTGATAACATCTGGTTGATTCATTTGCCAAAACTTTAAAAATTCAAAAATTAATTCTTTTTCATTATCACACTTTACATATGCCACATCATTCCTATGCGTTTTGTAATCGCCAACACCCCAAACAAATATTTGTTTGTTTGAATGATTTTTTACTGTGATAGAAAGTAAAGGTTCAATTGCATCTTGTGGATTTGGAAAACCATTTTCACATGCAACCTCTATATCGATTGTTGCAATTAGAATACTTTCTAATGACCAATCTAAGTTAGGATAGTTTTCATACAAAAAAGAATATGCATACTGTGTATTACCATATAATAAATGTGGTTGTTCTTTGTATTGTTCAACCCACTCTTTCGCATCTTTTATTGTTTGATGTTTTATAGGTGTAACGTATTTACCTTCAAGAGTTTTGAAGTTTGTTTGACGCATCACTGGGCAATAAAGAGTTGGCGAATACTTTACTTTTCGATTTACTCTTTTGCCGTCTATGACTTCTCTAAGTAATAAGTTGTTTCCCCATTGAGAAACATTTGTATAAAACCTCATGTAATCACTATACCATAATTATGAAAAATAGTCAACCAGTTTTCCTTCTCTTTCTAAATCAACTGAACAACAATGGGCACCACCAGAGAATAATACATTCCAACGATTAACCCATGGTATCATTTCAATATTATATTTTTTTAATTTGTCTGCAAGATTTTTATCATAACCTGATGTAATAATTGTATTTTCATCTAAAGATAATACGTTACAATCAAATCTAGTTTCTTGTGATAAACCAAACAAATGTTCTAAAGGATATTTTTTATTTAATCCTCTTTCTTCACATAACTCTTTAATTGTTTTACCGTCAAAGTTTGCTGATTCTTCCATTAGTATTATATCCCAATTATGATCTTTCATAATTTGTGGAACATATCTCTCTGCCCACGTTAAAACTAAACCAGGTCTTAGTATTGCAAACTTACCGTCAACATGACCGTACGCATTTAATGATACAAACTCATGTTGTGGAAACTCTCTTCTATACCAATCTATACCATTTGTCGTTATACACATTCTAGAGTGTTCTACAATATCTAATTTTTGTTGTGGATTTGCATGTGTGTGAAATATATGTTTACCACACTTATAGATACCAGCAGTGTCGCCGATAATCTGTCTTTGATCATCTAAATGCACTATTTCTTTATGTGCCATTGTATTGTTTGTAAGTAAATCCTCTTGATGTTCATATTTTTTATCAATGTGATCTGCATATTCATACATAGGATAAGGCATTGATATAACTCTTGATCCCTCTTCAAACTCGTCTAACATCACATTTCTATAGTGAAAATTCTCAAATCTCCTATTTGGGGAGGCCGCAAATGCCTCAATGATCGTATTTCCAACTTTTCCAAATACATCTCGACACTGTAACGGATGTTCTAATAAACTTTCAATTCCATATTGAAGTTTTGGTCTGACAACTTCAGCGCCATATGCCTCACAAATTTTTGCTAATGCATCAGTGTCTTCATTAGTTTCGTCATGAATTTTTTTAAGTGAGTCAATGGTTGGGGCATCGAATATATCAAATAAACTTTGAATAGTATTTTTTATATGTCTTATACGAAAAGCATGTTGTTGATTATCTTTAAATACACCGAACTTTTTATGTCTGTGTTCTAAATCTTCTTCATATGCGAATAGAAGTTTTCTCTTTGATTCTTCATCAATGTCTTCTATCTTAAATGTGCTTCCAACTAAAACTTTTTTAAGTGGTGACCATTCATCATAAACTGTTTTCATCTTTAGTCTTTCCAATATTATATTTTGTTTCTAAAGTCCATTCAGACTTTTCTTTGAAACTAATAATTTTGATTTGACTAAGTGGTGACATGTTTTGTACCTCACCATTTATATTAATCAAACCCCAATCTTTCAATAGACTAGCGATTCTGTTTCTTCTACCAATATCATTCTCTGTTAGATTTGTTTCTTTACCATCAAGTGCAAATAGTTCTTTGAAATGAACTATATAATACTTACCTTGTTTGTGAAGAATATGACAAGACTGATATAATTTTTTTTCTTTTCTTGAAGCCACACCAATTCTAGATAATGTTTCTCTGACTTTCAAAAAATCATCAGGCTCTTTTAGAGTCACTTCAAGCATGTCGTCTTTACTAAAACTAATGTTTTCCATATTGTCCGCCTTTATTCAATTTTTCCTTTATCGTTTTTATTTGTTCATCGTTAAGTATGCTTAGAGCAGACTTGGATTTCTCATTACTAAAACCATAATACTCCTTTACATACTCGATATTTTTAGATTTGCTTGACTTCATCCACGGTGCAAATCTTTTTCGAGTCCTCACACTATTTAGTAAAAAATCATATTGTAATTTGTTATCTAAATGATGTAATCTATTCATTTCATTTACTAACATGATTGTATCACCAAAAGGTGCCAAACACTTATTAACAACATATGCAGGGTACTTTTTTTCCCACATATTATCATCTGTTTCCATTAAATTATTTTTTTGATAATTTATGGAATTTAAATATTCTTTTAATTCATACATTTTTTTCTTTCATAATATATTTTTTGCACCAAGTTTCTTGGAGCATCTCATCGTGTCTTTGATTAAACAAAACTATAGAGTATTCTGATAAATCTCTTTGTTCAGTTTGATAAGAACAATATCCCTCTTGGTATGTCATAGGTTTTATGTCCTCATAAAAATATTGATCAATGCCTTTGTGATATTTTGTCATGTAATATTCTGGGTCTTGATTCCACTTATCAAATACATGTGAATAATCACCACACCAAGATATGATACTTGAATTTAAAGGTGTATGCCAAGCATCTCTCCACCATGCACGACATACTGTTAACTCATCAGTTAGAAATTTATTACAATCACCTTTGATTACCATATCTAAATCAAAATAAATATTTTGACCACTACGATATTTGTCAAACATAATTAATTTATTTGCAACTTGTAGTTCATACAAATTCTCTTTTATGACAACAAACTCATCATATTTTAAACCAGAGTATTTGTCTATCATATGTTTTAGATTATGTTCCCACCATGAGTCATATTTCGTACCAGTTCTTACACAAATTATTCTCATTTAAATTTTACTTGTGACATTAGTTCTGTCATACACGCTAAAAGATTAATCTCTTGATCAGCAACAAACGCTGACTTATACTGATAGTCACCGAGTATTACAACAGCATGTGGTATTGTTGAGTGGTCAATTGTTTCATATAGTGAATCATATATTGTTCTAAAA